ATTGCAAAAGGCAAGATGTCAGCAGCTTACTGGGCTGACAAGGTGAAGTGGTAGTTATGAGTTTAGAATTTAGTCTAAGAATAGCGGAGAGAAAAGAAGATTATTCCTCCATTCATAAGTTTGGTGAAAATAGGGCGCTTAATTCTAGTCCAGAGAGTATCTGGAGTGCGGGCGGCTTATATCCTTGGTCAGCTCTTACAAGTGCTCAAACTTTATATGTTTTAAGTACTTCAGGTTCTGATACAGGAACGCTTGAGATTCAGGGATTAAATGCTAACTACGAACTCCTGACTGAAACGGTTACTATGACAGGTCTAACTGCTGTAACAACTTCTACACCGTTTCTAAGAGTGTTTCGCTGCATTTATAGAGGCAGCACCAACGTTGGAACTGTTACTCTACGAACATTAAGTGCTTCAGGCACTATTGTAGCTCAAGTAGATGCTGAAGAAGCCCAGACTCTTATGTCAGTTTATACGATTCCAGCAGGCTTTCTAGGCTATCTTAAGACCTGGACAGCGGGAACAGGTAAAAATGATGATGCGACTGTGAAAATATATGCTCGCCCACTTGATGAGGTATTTCAGATTAAAGACCAAATTCACGTTTATCAAAGTACTTTTGTTAAGGATTTTACAGTACCTATTTTTCTCAATCAAAAAACAGATATTGATGTTAGAGGAACAACTACAACACCAAATAGTTCCTGTAATGCTACTTTTGACTTAATACTTCATAGAATATAATGGACGAAAATACTAAAACTATAGATAAAGATGCTATTCCTGGTGCCGATGCAAACGGGGACGGTCATATTAGTAAAGAAGAAGTGAATATGCATCTTGAGTTTAAGCGAAAAGAGCTGGAAGACCAAGATGCTCAAAGAGACGCAATGCGAAAGATGACTTGGTTTTCCTTGTGGGGAATGCTATTTTATCCTTTTGGTATTTTCTGCACCTCTTTATTCGGATTAGATACTGCCGCTAACATTATTGGCGACATTGCACCTACTTATTTTATAGCTATTTCAGCTTTGGTAGCCGCGTTCTTTGGGGCTAATGCTTACGCAGGTAAAAAATAATATGCAAGAATTTCTTGAACATTTGAACGCAAACTTTAAGTATCACTACGACAAAGACTTATACGGAAAAAGAGAATCCTGGCACATTATGTATCATCTTCCTTTTGAGGGAGACTGCGAGGACTATGCTCTAACTTATTTGTATGAAGCCTCTGGCAGAAGCCATGCAAAAATGCTTTGGCACTTATTCACCGGAAAGGCAAAAATATGTTTTTGTAAATTCAAAGGACGAGGACACGCAGTCCTTCGATGGGACGGTAAATATATTGACAACATACAGAAGAAATTCTGCACGAAAGAATACATGGAAAAGAGATTCTATGAGTTTCACAAGTCTTGGTTCACCGTTAATGTTGTCGCAGTTAAACTATTAAAGGGGTATTTATATGCACGCAAACGACCATTACGAGGTTAAAGCCGTACTTCGTAAGCCGAAAAAGATAGAAGAACAAGAAAAAGAACAACAAGAAGAAGAGTGTAAAGACGAATTTAGTCTTTCTCGAAAATACAGTAAAACTTGGTCAATGCCACAGGAATAAATAAATGGCTGTACAGATAAGCCGCGCAGATATAATTTCAGATTACTTTTTAGATTACCCTGCCGATAACAAATTTCTAAAACTACCTATTGAGCCGTACTTAGAGCTGTTAAATGTTACTGCTCTTCCGTCTCAGGTTGCTATTATAAATGCAGTAAACTCTCCTAAGTATCGTTTTGTTAATGCCGCTGTCTCTCGAAGACAGGGCAAAACTTATATTGCAAATATTATCGGTCAGCTAGTTTCCTTAGTGCCGGGGTCTAATATTCTTATTATGTCTCCGAACTACTCGTTATCTCAAATCTCTTTTGATTTGCAACGAAACTTAATCAAGCACTTTGATTTAGAAGTCACAAAAGATAACGCAAAAGACAAAGTTATAGAAATTTCTAATGGTTCTACCATAAGAATGGGTTCTGTAAATCAAGTAGACTCTTGTGTAGGTCGTTCTTACGACCTAATTATATTTGACGAGGCGGCATTGGCTGACGGTAGAGATGCCTTCAATGTCGCTCTTCGTCCTACGCTGGATAAAGATAACTCAAAAGCAATCTTTATTTCCACGCCACGGGGTCGCAATAACTGGTTCGCAGAGTTCTTTGATAGAGGTTTTGATGATGAATTCCCTGAGTGGGTATCTATTCGTGCGACTTATAAAGATAATCCTCGAATGTCTGAAACGGATATTTCGGAAGCACGAAAAAGTATGTCCGAGGCTGAGTTTCGACAAGAATACGAAGCCGACTTTAATACTTATGAAGGGCGTATATGGAACTTTGACTACGAAAAGTGCATAGGTTCCTTTGAAGAAATGGACTTGCGAAAGATGGATGTCTTTGCAGGGCTTGACGTAGGGTATCGTGACCCCACTGCTTTTTGTGTAATCGCGTATGATTGGGATGAAGGTAAATTCTATCTGGTAGATGAGTATTTCGACGCAGAAAAAACTACTGAACAACATGCTGCGGAAATACAAAGGATGATTGATAAATGGGATATAGACTATATCTTTATTGACTCTGCTGCTCAGCAAACTCGGTTTGACTTTGCACAGCAATATGACATTAGCACTATCAATGCTAAAAAGTCAGTTCTTGATGGCATTGCCCACGTTGAGAGTGTTGTAGACAATGATTTGCTTTATGTCGATTCGTCTTGTATCGAATCCGTAGCAAGTCTTGACCAATACCAGTGGGACCCAAACCCTAATCTGGCCAAAGAGAAGCCAAAGCATAATAGAGCATCCCACATGGCAGATGCTCTCCGCTACGCATTATACTCCTTTGAGACTTCAAACAGTGGTTTTTAAGGAGACCTCACCAAAAATAGTGTTTGACAACTCACCTTAACTTAGCTATAATTCTGGTATTGAAAATGGATTTGAAAAGAGACCTTGTAAAATATGTAAGAGACAAAGCAAAATCGAAGTATGAAAAAGCCAGCGAATGTTACATTTGCGGCGAAACAAGCAGACTCGATTTTCACCACTTTTACAGCTTAAGCCCTTTAGTTCACGACTGGGTTAAAAAGAATAAACTTCTCCCAGAGAACATCTTGGCATTTAGAGAAGATTTTATTGAACAGCACTGGGCTGAATTGTATGAGCATACTGTTACACTATGCCACGAACATCACCTAAAATTGCATTCAATTTACGGTAGAGACCCTAAATTAACCACTGCCAAAAAGCAGGAAAGATGGGTAGAGATTCAAAGAGAAAAAAATGGCATGGTATAGTAATATATTTACAAAAGGCGATACGGTAGAGAAGTTAAATCCTGCTCAGCCTTACTATGACCACAAAACAGAGTCATCTCGTGAGCTTACTTTTCGTTACGAGACAGCTTATGAAGAGATTGAGATTGTAAACAGAGGCGTTAATCTAATTGTAGACGATGCTTCAGAAATTCCTACTGCGGTAGGCGGCCAGGTTCAAGGGTTACAAAGCGTTACTAAGGGGGTGAAACGCTCGCGTGTAAACTTATTGCTAAATACAGAACCGAATCCTTTTCAGGATATTAGCACATTTAAGCGGAATCTAGTTACGGATTACATCATTGACGGAAACATTTTTATTTATTATGATGGAGTTCACCTTTATCATTTACCCGCGTCAAAGATGGTTATTCACGCGAGTGAAACCCGCTACATTGAGAAGTTCACTTTTAATGAAGCAGTAGACTACAGCCCTACTGAAATTATTCATATTAAAGACAACTCTTTCCATTCTATATACAGAGGAACTTCTCGTCTGAAACCAGCGCTTCGCACTATGCAACTAATGGCATCTATGCGTAAGTTTCAAGATAACTTTTTTAAGAATGGTGCTGTTCCAGGCTTAGTATTAAAAAGCCCAAACACTTTATCAGAAAAAATTAAAGAACGAATGATTCAATCTTGGAGCATTCGTTATCGTCCAGACGCAGGAGGTCGCAGACCCCTTATTCTTGATGGTGGTATTGAGATTGACCAAATCTCGAACGTAAACTTTAAAGAGCTTGACTTCCAATCTGCTATCGCAGAAAATGAGAAGATTATTTTGAAAGCTCTAGGCGTTCCACCCATACTATTAGATTCTGGAAACAACGCAAATATTCGTCCAAATATGCGTATGTATTATTTGGAGACTGTATTACCCATAGTGCGAAAGATTAACTTTGGGTTTGAACGGTTTTTTGGGTTTGAGCTACGAGAAGATGTTACTGATATTCCAGCTCTACAGCCCGAACTTCGTGACCAGTCAGCCTACTATACTTCATTGGTTAATGGTGGAATTATTAGCCCCAACGAAGCAAGAAAACATTTAGGGTTTGAAGAAGTAGAAGGACATAACGACCTTCGAGTTCCAGCAAATATTGCTGGTTCAGCTGCAAATCCCGACGAAGGCGGTAGACCCGCAGAAGGAGAAGAGAATGACGAGACTTAGACAGAAAGGAGCAGTTCTGAATTTAATTGCAGAAGTAATGCTGGAGCACAAAAAAGTTCTATCCAAGCAAGAGTATATCGGATTGGGAATAGTTCCCGTTCGGTATGGACAGATTCAAAACTTTTTTGGCTCCTGGGAACGTATGATTAACTTTATGCGTAAATCACGTCCTGATGTCTTTGAGACTGTAAAGCCTAAGCCCGCCCCTCAACCTGCTAAACCTGCTTCTACTCCTGCTCCCAAGGCAGCTCCTGCGCCTAAGCCTGCACCAGCAGTTAAAAAAGACGAGAAGTAAAATGGAAAAGATATTTAATCTAACCTCTACTTTCAAATCTCACACTACTGAAGACGGTAGTGTTATGATTCGTGGTATGGCAAGTACGGCAGACTTTGACCGAGCGGGAGATTCAATCTCTCACGAAGCGTGGACAAAGGGCGGCCTAAAGAATTTTGAGAAGAACCCGATTATCTTATTTAATCATGATTATGATAAGCCAATCGGTCGAGCTACTGGACTAAAAGTAACAGAAAACGGTCTAGAACTCGAAGCTAAAATCAGCAAATCTGCTCCCGCAGCAGTTTGTGAATTAGTTAAAGACGGTGTCCTTGGAGCCTTTTCTGTTGGTTTCCGAGTCAAGGATGCTGATTACTTAGAGGAAACCGACGGATTAAAGATAAAGGACGCTGAGTTGTTTGAAGTTTCGGTAGTATCCGTTCCTTGCAATCAAGCAGCTACTTTTTCTCTGGCGAAGTCTTTTGACTCTCAAGCAGAGTACGAAGAATTCAAAAAAACTTTCACCAATCGTGTAAATCTAGCCGGTCAGACTCTGGCTAAAGACGAAGTTAATACTTCTAGCGTAGCTAGTGATACACCGGACGGGGTTGAAGAAACCCAAAAGGAGATACAAATGTCTGAAGTACAGAATTCAGAAATCGACTTGGAAGCATTTGCTAAGAAGGTAGCAGAGGAAACTGCTGCAAAGATTGCAATGAAGCAAGCCGAAACAAAAGCCGCTGAAGAAGCTGCACAACAAGAAGCTGTTGAAAAAGCCGCTGCAGAAGCAGAAGCTAAAGCTCAGCAAGAAGAAGAAGTTAAGCAAGCCGTTGTAACAGGTGTTGAATCTGGTACAGAGCGTCTGTTAGAAGATGTTCAAGCGAAGCTGAACGAGCGTGAAGCTAACATGGAAGAAGTTCTTGCTACATACAAGAAAGAGCTTGAAGAAAAGACTGAAGAAATCACCAAGATGCGTGAGTCTAAGCGTGTATTCGCTGACCGTGTAGGCGGTAATGAGATTTCTAAGTGGGGCAAAGAGTTCATGACAGCTCATATGCTGGGTGTTATGACTCGCAAGGGCATGGAAACAGACTTTGCTCGTGACCTGATGCAAAAAGCCGGTATCGACTACACAACTAACGCTGCTGACATCGACCAAGAAGTTTCTGCTCAAATTGAGAAGGAAATTCAGCTTGAGCTTAAAGTTGCTAAGATGTTCCGCGAAATTCCAGTAAATGGCGCAGCTACAGTATTGCCAATCCAACCTGATACAGGTTTGGCTGACTGGGCTTCTGCTGCCGCTTCTGGTAACTTAGAAAACCGTGGCGCTAGTGACAACGCTTATAAGCCTAAGCAAGTTATCCTGAATGCTTACCGTTTGGTATCTAGCACATTTATGGACAACGATGTTGATGAGCAAGTTCTTGTAAACCTGATGCCTATGTTGGTAGAAGGTGTTGCTCGTTCACACGCTCGTGCTGTTGAAGCTATGATTCTGAATGGTAACGGCACAATCGCTGGTCTAGACGGCGAAGCTGATGCTCACTCTGAAACTCTGTCAATCGGCTCATCTGCTAAGCTGACCTCTGCTATCCTATTGAATGCTCGTCAATCAATGGGCAAGTATGGCGTAAATCCTCAGGATTTGGCCTACATCGTTAGCCAGAACAGCTACTACGACTTGCTAGACGACGCTTCTTTCCAAACTATGGATGAAGTCGGCAGTGACCTCGCAGTGCGCATGACAGGTACAATCGGAGCCGTATTCGGCACTCCTGTTGTTGTATCTGATGAGTTCCCAGCTGAAGCTGCTGGTATTCCTGCTGCTTTCGTTGTTAATCCTCGTAACTATGTTATCCCACGTCTTCGCGGTGTAACTGTTGAGCAGGATTATGAAGTAATGAACCAACGTCGTGTTATCGTTGCTAGCCAGTCTTTGGGCTTTGAAGAAATTCTGCCTGCAGCCGGTAGTGACAAGCCTTCTCTTAAGGTCGACTTCGCATCTTAATCTAATTAAGAGCAATTCAGGGGAGGGCAACCTCCCCTGTTTTTACTAATTTACTTATGGCAAATTTAACTACATTAGCTGAATATAAAGACGCAGAGGGCATTAACACTCCTAAAGAGGATGCTCGTCTGGATGTCTTAATTCCTGCCGCAAGTCAATTAGTAAAAACATATTGTGGAAATAGTATTATAGACTTCTATTCTACTAATAAGTCCGAAACATTAAATGTTGACTGGGATACGTATGCTATACAGCTTACTGAAAGCCCTGTTAATACTATTGTAAGCGTGTCAGAGCGCCGTTCGTATTCAGAGTCTTATAGCACCCTGACTACTGGTGCTTATGAGTATTATTTAGATACTGCTACTGACAGTTTAATTCGCACTAACTCTTTTGGAAAGATAAACTGGCCAAAAGGGGTTGGTGCAGTACAGGTTGTGTATACCGCAGGGTATGCTACTGTACCGGAAGATTTGAAACTCGCTGTTTTTGATTTGATTACTTATTACTTGAAAGATGAGCATAAAGAACGCAGAGTATTAGCAGGCGCTTCTATACAGAATCAGTCTACTACATCTATGCGTAATAATGTTGCCTTTCCTGACCATATCAAGCGAGTTTTGGACTTGTATAAGAATTTCTAGTG